CTTGCCCCAGGTGGCCTTCCAGCTGTTGGCCCAGCTTTTGGCCCAGCTGCTGGTGCGGCTCATGCTGCAGGCCCCCACTCGCTACCCTCTGCGCCTGTGCCGTCCACCAGCACGTTGTTGACGTATTTGATGTTGGCGTCCAGCGTGTCGGTGACTTTGGCCAGCACCGTGCTGGCCTCGATCTGGGCCAGCGTGGGCTTGGTGTCGATGGCGGTGCGCACGGCGTGCAGGCTGTCTGTGGCGGTGTCAAATGCAGGGCCCTGCATGGCGTCAAACGAGACCTGCAAGATGTCCACCTTGGTGTTGATGGCGCTGACCTCTGCAGCCTGGGCCAGTTGCACAGCGGCCCCGAAGAACAGCTCGGCGGTGTAGATGCCCTTCTCCATCTCCACCACGACCCGGAAGTTGGTGGTGGTGTCGCGGATGACCATCTTGTAACCGTCCGCGTGAATGAATCGCCAGATGCCGATGTTCACGGTGGCCAGCAGTGTGCCGGTGGCGTAGTTGTCGGGGTTGGTGGCGTCGGTGATCTTCCAGACCTCGAAGGTGGACACGCCAGCGGCCTGAATGGTGACCTGACTGTCGCCGTTGGCGTCTTCGCGGGCGATGGTGATCACCTCGGTGGTGGACGCTGTGATGGTGGCCGGGGGTGTGGCGATCTCGGTGCTGTACTTGCTATCGCCCGCGTAGCTGGTGGATTTGGTGGTGATGGTGCTGCCCAGCACCGAATACACGGCCGCGGCGTTTTGGTTGACCAGGTGGCTGAAGGTGCCGATTTCCAGCGAGGTGCCAGATCGCGTGACCAGCTGGCCCAGCTTGATGCCTTGCTCGCTTAAGCGAAACACGGCGGTGCGGTCGTAGAACTTGGACGCTGTTTCGATGGCGGTGTACGCGGCCACGGTGGCCTGCACCGGCTGGGTGATGCCCACATCGGGAACATCCACAAAGCTGACGGTGTTGAGGCCAGCGGCCAGCGTGATGCTGCCTGCCACGCGCTGCGAGCCGTACAGCTCGCGGGCGTAGTTTTTGACCAGGCCGACCGAGCCGGGTGGGTAGTAGAGCGTGTAGTCGGTGGCCGATGCGGTGTTGTTGGTCTGGAATAGCTCGGTGGCTGTGGTGCTGGGGTGCCAGATGGCGGCCACGCCTGCAGCGGTGACGTTTTTGAGCGTGAGGATGGAGGAAGACTGACCGCCTGAAAAATACAGGGCCGTGATGGTGCCGTTGTTGGTGACGGTGTTGGAGCCCAGCTGCAGGCCAGCTGCGCCCGCCGTGATCGTGCCGTTGTTCACGCCGGTCCAGCCTACCCAGTTGCGCAGGCTGCCAGTCACCACGCAGTCGTCGGGCTGTTGCAGGTTGGCCGTTTGGTTCAGTTGGTACTGATACGCGTCGTAAATTTCCTGAACGGTGCGCGTGGAGCCAAGCGCGTTTGTCCAGGTCTTGGTGGTGAAGTTGAACGTCACGCCCGTGATGGCCGCTGCGTTGGCGATCACTTTGTCGGTCGTTGGCAGTGAGGCGTGGCTTGCTGAGACTTCAAAAGTATTGTTTCCGCTCAAAGTAAGTGTAATAGGCTGCTTGTCGTAGCCGTATCTACTTAAAAAAGCTGGATGTGTTTCTGCTCCTAAAGTTTGTCCGCTACAGAAAAATTTTGGCGTGCTTTTTAAACCATTTGTATTTGCATAATCCCAAGCGTAAATAAATTCAGTTTCAGCAAATCCACCACTAACTAAAATGTTTTTCTGTGATAAATTAAACGTAATGTCCGAAGTAGCTCCTCTTGCTCTAATCCCTGAAACGTTTGAGCCTACAGGTTGAAAGTAGAGATAGCCATCATTTAAAACATTACCTAAAGCATCTTTTGAAATTGCTTTTATTTGTTTAGAATACTCAATGACGTTATATGTACCCCCACTGACGGATTGACTATACCAAACAATATTAGTGCCTTTTAAATTACCCTTAAGATTTACCCAACCACCACCATACAGTGTAATTTGCGAACCTACATAATAAGCGGCTTTCACATAAGTCGTATCATAATTGGGTATTTGAATGCGTGGGGAAACTGAAATAATAGAAGCATTAATTTCAGGGCCGTCGGTGTCAATTGGTGTATAACCTGCCAATGAAGTTTGAGCCACCCCAAAATTCATCCAAACACCAACCCACGTTTTTGTTGCTTGAAAATTAATCGAGGCCTGTAAATTGTCCTGTCTAATACGAGGTTGCCCCGTACCTGTTCCCTTTGCACATAAAATCCAGCAATTAGAACCTTCTGTCGAAATTACAGAACGATGTATTGAATAAGTAGTGAGCCAATCTGCGCCAAATCGAACGCAAGCATCTCTTAATCTAAATTTACCGGGATAAGCATCAGTACCTGTTAAGTATAGGATTTTTAATCCATTTGTACCTAACCAATCAAAGCCGGGATACGGGAAAGGCGCGTTTGCGGCTGCTGCTTTACGACCATTAAAAATAATTTCCCCGCCATTTACAGAACCATTTACAACAAAAGTATTGTTGCAACTTCCATCGTTTCGCAATTGTGCAATCGTCGTATCAACAGTTAAAGTGCCATTGATAGATAAGTCATTCCCTTGGCAATCAAATATGCGATAAAGGTCAGCACGGTTGGTAATCGTAAAGCCAGCAGCAGAACCTAAATTTAGGTTCACCGTATCTGTGCCAGTTTGCGTGATGCCTGTCTGAACCGTAAACGCTTGCGCTGAAAACGTACCAAAAGCCGTATCAGTGGTTAGCGAGGTTGCCGAAGCAATAGCCGTAATTGTCTTGGTTACGCCACCCACGGTAATCGTGCCGCCAACACGGGCTTGGGTAGGACCAGCTGCTGCGCCTGTTAATGTTGCAAACGATGTGCCTGTCCCTGTGACGGTTGTCGTGCCAGTGCAGGAAACCGTGCCAGCCCCTGCGACTGCTGCTGTTCGTGCAAACGTCATGGATTAAATCTCCAAGAAAGGAGCCTTGCTCTCGCCTTCAGGCTTGATGATCTCCAAGCCAATGCCAGCGGCCACGATCTCAAACGCGCCCTCTGGGGTTGCGAACCAGGTCTGGTATTGCGCAAGGCCGACCAGCGCATAGGTGGACTCGCCCGCCCACTGGCCTGCATCGTCAAACAGGGTGTATTTGAAGATGACGTGGTCAAACAGGTTGTCTTGCACGCTGGTCACGTTGAGCTGTGTGGCAACCACGCGCTTGCCGTTGGCGTAGCAGATGGCGGGTTTGATCTGGATGACTTTCATGCTGTGTTCCCTTGCATTGATGTTTGTTGGCTGGTGACCATGTGCAGCACGCCGGGGTGCATGCGCCATGGTTCGGCGTGGCCGATGATGGCGGCGCTGACTTCGCTGCAGAACCATTTGCGGGGGTGTTCGCCCCGTACAAATGGCAGCACCGATCTGGCGCAGCCGATGAAGTCATACGGCTGGCCTTTGTGGTCGGCCAGAAAGTGCAGGTAAGCGCCTTCGCTCACATGGGGCAGCGCGATCACGTCCCATTTGGCGGGGCTCAGCTGCATGTGTTTGACGCGCACACCGCCTTCGTGGTGGGCGCTGCTCAGGCAGTCCACCGGGCCCGCGAACGGGTCGCCCAGGCAGATCTCGGTGTGGCTGTATTGGCTTTTGGTGAAAAAGCGGATGGCCCGGTTGACCAATCCAGCCAAGCCTGGCTGGGTGCCTTTGTAGCTGGCGAGATAAATCATGGCTTTCAGTCCCGCGTTTCGATGGTGTATTCGGTGGTGGTGTTGACGATTTCGTCATTCGCGTCGCGCTTGACGGTTTGCACGGCGCGGGTGGGGTGCTGCACGACCACTTGGGCGGGCGGCATGTTGGCCTCGAAGTTGACGGCGGGCGCGGTGACGTTGACCACGGGGGCGGCCACGTTGACCACGGGGGCGGCTTGCTGGGGCACGTTGACGACGATGGGCATTTCGGTGGCGACCTCTTTGATGTGCGCGGTCATGGCGTCGGTGAGGCCGCGCATTTGGGCCTCGATGTCGGCGGTAGACAGTTGCACGGTGGTTTGGCGGTTGTTCAGCCCAGCGATCACAGCCATCAGTTCGGTGTGTTGGCGGTGCGCCTGGTCGTTGGTTACTGCGCTGTGGCTGGGCTGATCGGTGCCCTGGTGGCTGCGGCCACCGTTGGGCTGGGTGGGCTGGGCCCCTGCGTTGGCGGCGGTTTGTGCGCCGGGTGCGCCTTCGTAGGCGGTCAGCTGCACGCCAAACTCTTTGGCCAACTCTTGCGCTTGGCCGATGGCTTTGATGGTGTCTTCGTAGTCGTAGCCCATGCTGGCGCACAGGTCTTGCGGGGCCATGAGGCCCGCTTTGACGGCCAACACTTTGGCGTTCATGTCGCTTTGTGGGTCCACCCATTCCCAGCGGCGGGCTTGCCATTCGTGGCGGGCAAACTTGGCGGCTTTGCTGGCGGGCAGGGCCGAGCCGTTGGGCATGACGATGGCGCCCGACAACAGGGCCATTTGCAGCCATTGTTTGTAGACCGGCTCAATAAAGCAGCCGATGAACCATTCTTGGTCGTGCGTCCAGCGGTCGCGCTCTTCCAGCGTGCCCGAGCGGATGCTGGAAAAGCTGACGCCTTCCAGGTCGTTGGCCAGCGAGTGGTAGGCCACGCCCCAGCCGGTGGCGATGCGCTGCAGGCAGGTCTTGGCAAAGGGGCCAAACACCTCGTTGGGGTATTTGCTGTCGTGCGGGGTGAACTGCACGCCCTGGGGCAATGTGTCGTAGATGCCGGGCTGGCTGGCGGTGACTTGCTGGCCGTTGTCGGCCTGCCCGATGGGGGCCATGCCGTCTGGCGTGGTGAAAAATCCGTAGTGGTTGGCCCCGTGCTCAGCGGCCAGCAGCGCCGACAGCATGAAGCCGCCCAGGTGGTGCAGGCTGAGCATGCCGGGGGCCATCCACGGGATGCCGCGCACTTGCTCGGCGCGGGTGACTTTGAACCGGTGCAGCATTTCGTCTGCGGCCACGCGAATGCGGCGGCGGCTGCTGCGTGCGCCGTCGGATGGGTGCGCCTCAAACAGGTGCACGGCCACGGGGCGGCGGTACTGGTTGACCTCCACGCCCATGATGACGGTGTTTTCTCCGCTGGTGCCGTTGAAAGTGGTGTCGATGCGGTCCACATCGATGACCTGCAGCGCAAAGTTGAAGCGGTTGCCCGCGTCTGCGCCTTTGACGATGCGCACCAGAAACTCGCCATCGCTGGGCAGGCTGCCCATGATGTGGGTGCACAGGTCTGCAAAGCTCAGCTGGCCCGTCACGTCACACGCTTGGCCCCATTCGGCCCAGGCTTGCTCGATGGCGGCGTTGGCCAGGCGGTCGGGCTTGCCGGGGGAATCTTCCACCCGCGCTTGCAGGCGCACGCCCACGGGGCCGACCACGTTGTCTTCGACCATGCGCTTGAACTTGGCGGCGTAGTCGTTGTTTTGCACCAGCTGGCGACCACGGCGGCGCAGCAGGTCCAGGTCGCTGTAAAGCTCTTGGTTGATGCTGTTGGCCGTGGCAAACCACTCGCTGGTCATGCGGTCCAGGCGGGCGGCTTCAAAGCGGCGCACTTGGTTGCCCTTGGCCGGGGTGTTGCCGGTGACCCATGCGGCGGCGCGGCGGAAAATGTTGGGTTGGTTCATCGGCCAAATCTCACGTAAATGCGGCCTGGTGCGCCGACCGTGCCAGGGGCGGCGTTGGCGGCGGCGGCGATGGCTTGCTCGCGGGCCACTTCGCCTTTGAGGCGGTCGCGCAGTTGCAGCAGCTCGCCCATGCTGTAGTGCTTGAGGCGGCGGCCAGCGATTTCGTATTCCTGCACGTTGCTGGTGGCGGTCTTGAGCATGACGGCCTCAACGGCGTCGAGCATCACTTTGCTGGGGGTGCGGCTGTCGAGGGTGGCCACGCTGAACGATGGCTCGACCACGATCTGGCCAGTGCCCACGGTGTAGACATCGCCCGCCTTGCTGACCTGCGCCCGCCAGGTGTAGGTGCCCGCCGCCCACGCGCCGGTGGTGGCTGCGCTGGCGGTGGCCAGGTGGTCATCGCCCTGCGCGGTGGCCGTGATGGTGATCTTGGCCGTGGCGTTGATCAGCGTGTAGACCAGCGCCCAGCCCGCGCTGGCGGGGTAGTCGGCCAGCGTTTTGAGCCACTTGGCGGTGTCGCCCGCGATGATGCGGAGGGGTTCGGTGGTGGGGGTGGTGGTCACGGTGGTTTGGTGTGGTTTGCACCGAATGTCACCGCGCTCATGTTTACTTGTTAAGCAAAACGGTAAACGCTTCGCCCAGCCCAAAGAAAAACCCCCGCAATCTTTCGATGCGGGGGTTTTGGGTTGATGGTGGCGGGACTCGAACCCGCGCCGTCTTTGTGACACCGCCGCTGCGGCCCCAGGCTCTACCAGCTGAGCTACACCATCGGCTGTAAATGTATCTGGTTATTTTGGCGTTTGCCCGTGAAAGTAGCGCATCGGCAGCGGCTGCAGCTTGTCGGCCTTCACATGCTTCACCGGGCCAAGCCCCCAGCCATCGTCCACCAGCCGCCGCACCGGCACCATAACCCCGCCCGATTTCATGGCCATGACCTTGGCCTGGTGGAATAGGTACAGGTGGCCTTGTTGGGCAGTCATGTGGATCGGGCGCGGATGGCGGCGGCGTATGAAACCCAAGTGGGCGTTGTTTTTGGAGCGTGAGTCTCGATTAAATTTGCGCAGGCCTCGCGCTCAGTCGCCACCATCTTTTTGCACATCAGCGTCCAGCTGGCGTTTGCGCGGCGGTTGGCTTCTTCGGTGGCTTCTTGGGCGACAAGGGCGGCGAAGCGCTCGAGCTGCTCAGGGTTGAATGTGTGGGTCGGGCGTTCTGGGTAATGGCGGTTCGTATAGGGCGTTGCACCCGCCTCCCGCGCCATTCGGATGATGTCGTTGCGCTCCATCTCTCACCCCTTGCTGTTGATGATTTTCCAAAGAGTGTTGCGGTGCAGTCCATAGCGGCGCTCAAGCAGCATCATGCGTTCGCCCGCTTGGTGGTCTCGCAGAATGGCGGCGTTTCGGCTGCCGCGTTCGCGCCGCGCGCTTTCGGTGGTGCTGGGGATGTAAACCCGGTCGCCTGCGTATTCCCGATGCTTTTGCTCGCTGATTTTATGGGCCAGCGCCTGCAACTGGTCACGGTGCTCAGCCAGCGCGGCGCAAAACGCGGGGGCCAGCTGCAGCACGGCGTCGAGCACATCGTCAATCAGGTCATCGGGCGCGGCCACAAATGCGGGGGCGACCATTTTCTTGGCGTCAAGCAAATGGTCGGCTGGCTGTTCGATGTTCCCGAAAAACGCTTCGGGAACATCGGCGGGCGTGGCTGTGGCGGTGGATTTTTTCACCATGTTCGGGCGTTTCCTGGTTGGCGCGATGGGCGGCGCATGAGGGGGCGGTTTTGTTGGGCCTGGGCGGCGGCGGCCTGCAGGTCGGCGGCGGCATCGGGAGGTGTGAATT